ATTTGGACGGTTTTTAGAAGCAGCCCAGAGCTGACTTGCTGACACGAACTCCATGATCATAAAACCACGCATTCGAATAGCATTCAGCTGAGTAGGAGTGGCTACTAAACCGGCAATGGACATATAGGGGTGTGTCCATTCTTCAGAGTTGACTGGTCTTCGCATATCCGTGTCATTAGTGCTCACGGGAAGCCAGTACTGATAGGAACCATCTTTAAGTTTTCCTTCATAATTCTCTGGAGTTTCAGCAATTGTACCATAATTATATATTCCAACAGTGTTGGGGTGTTCACCTCCTCTGTACATAATACATGAGTGTTCACCTCCATCATTGAGCTCGGAGCCTTCATAGGCAACCCAAGCACTACTGGCGACTGGTCGATACCGTGTTATCTTCTGTAAGAACTGAAGCATATCCGGCCAATCAATAGGGTACATGTTGAGGACATTCGTGGAAACAGCTGTCGCTGTTTGATTTCCAACGATTGTCGCAAGACAAATTGTGTTTCCCGCAATTGCAGTTAAAGGAACAAACTCTATGCGGAAGGCAAGGCCAGGTCGGCCAACACATAAGCCCAAACCAGGGTTTGCTGCATCTGCTGCTAACAAAGTGGTTATCACTACAGTTACAGTGAACAGTGTTTGATTGACCACTGAAGCAGCTGCAGCACCAGTCAGTGTCGTTGAACCATTGGTCACGAAGATTTTGATCTGGTCATTGATGCCAATGGCACCATTAACCGTCACTTCGAAGACAATGTTGACAGGACCAGTGCCCCCAGAAATGGGGTAACCATAGGCGGTGTTTCCAGCTTGATCTGTAAACATAAACGGATCGTTTATATAGTCAGTTGTGGACCACACCATAGGCATTTTCAAATTGTAAGTCACATTGGGCTGTAAGATCATTTGACCATCCTGCGTTGCTGGACACAGCTGTCCGGGACCTAACGCAGTGAGACCAAACCTATCAGTTTGGTCATCAAGAATCCAGTTGGGAGCTAGCATTCCGGGTGTAGGATTCACCCCATAAATCCAAAATGCATGCAATAGGGATGGTCGCCATACACAATAGTAAGAACCTGGCGGTTCTACAGTTGAGTTCGCAGGGAAATAAGGGATTTCCTCCTGAATTTGAAGTCTCAATAGAGCAGTCTTCAATGCGAAGGCGTCAGGATATTTACACATGAAACGTTCAGGGTCGAGCAAACACCTGAGGTACGAGTTCTCTTTTTTAGGCATTACAGAGAAATGCTCGTTAACAAACCGGCCCCCATTAGTCAATGGAGCAGGTTTTGGCTTGTAAAAGCCACCGGAACGGGCTCTAGTTACAACCACTGCCACCTTGGCTTGGTTGTTCTTTTTCTTGGCCTTCTTTTTCGGGTTTTGTTTCTTGTGGCCCGGATGGTGCGGGGTGTTGAGCGGAACGTGTATAGGCATCGTAAATGTGGTCACGAATTTTATCCAACTCAAGGAG